GTCTTCGGTGCTGACTTCGGGTCGGCATGAAGCCTAACCATCGTGAACATCAGCATCCGTGTCTGCCTATAAGTATCCACCTTCTTCTCCTGATGACCTCTAATCATCAAGCCAAGATGCCTTGGAGCCATCTCATAGAACTCCATGGGCCTCAAGCAAAGCTCGCCAAAAGCGAAAGCTTCAATCTCATCCCACGTTAAGTCTTTTTTTTTGGCTCGTCAGGCTTCTCCTCTTGTGTCTGTTTGATGAAGTCGCTGTCAGTCCATACTTTCATCGCATCCATCACTTCAGCCATAAAAGGTTCATCTTTCAGATGTGCCTCAACGTAATCTACGAAGAACTCAAAGCTGTATTCCTTCTTTATATCCTTTACAAGGCAATGGTTTGTGTAACCACTATAAAGAATGTGAGATAAGCCTATCTCGTTCAATGATCCGTTGTCAAAGCTGATGCCGTCAACAAATCTTTCAGTTAAGTACCTGAATGAAGCCATACCATAGCGAAGGCTGATGGTATGACCATTCATGGTTATAGTCGCAGTATTCATAGTTTATTATACAGTTATATCAAGTAACCCTGTGCTAGATATTGTTCCGCTGAATTTAACGTACTCACCAACAGTCATATTCAATGACAAATCAGTGATATAGGCCATAAACTGATGATAGTAGTAAGCACCAGCAGAAGAACCAGTAACAGCAGGATTTTGAACCCTTACGTTTACAAGAGTTTTTTGTACTGATGCAGTAAGCAGGTCCTCGTAAGAAATCTGCTCACTTGTAGGCTGTGCCTCACAAACCGCATCAAAATCTATTGTCATTGAAGGTTCCCCTACTGCTGTAAGCACACCGCAAGTAGTTTGATCTTGAGTTGTAGCAAGTGCAGTATTTACACTTGATGAACTTGTACAAACAAGCTTTTTGTAAGTAGTGCCACCAGTTACATCAATTTCGATGAATTGGTTTACTGAAAGAATTTGTGTTGGCATTGTTCTCTATTTTTGATTTACTAAATTACTTATTGTTATGATTTTTCTCGCCACAAAGTCCTGCCCATTTTGAAGCGGTAAGTACCTTGATGATAACCTTTGGCTTGGATAAATATCGTGATTTGTCTGAGCAAAAAGTTTAGCACCTGGCACCGGCATCAAAATCTGCATTATCTGCGAAGCAATATTATCCACAACCCCATTATCATTTGTCATGTATTGCTCAGCGAATATATCCAAAGTTACAACAACATTATTAAAAAACGCATTGTTGTTAAGGTCTTGCACTTCTCTTATATCACTTATGATAACATATTTCTTTGGTGGTGTCTTGAATGGTATGTTACCATATACGGGAACATTCACACTATCATAGGTAATGTTGCCATTCAACGCTGTTATATATGCCTGCCTTACGGCATTACTTGTATCAAGCATTTTCTTTCATTTTCTTTATCATCTCTGGAATACCAGCGTTTACAGCAGGGTATAAAAATGGATCTTCTTTTGTCTTACCAGACCCGTCTACATATTTACGCCATGCTACTTCTTGCCATTCTTGTGGAAGTTTTGGAACGTATTTAGATGCATCATCACCAGTACCAAACTCAACATAAGCGGCGTAAGGCACTGGAGAGCCGAGGTCATAGTTCAATGTATCTATCCTATCAGACTTAACTGTTCCTTTTATCTCACCAGAAGCATTAGCATTAGCTTGAGAAGCAATGGTCTTCAAGCTTTGATCCATTATCTTGTCCAACTTCACAATCTTCCTTTCCGCAAACTTATTAATCTTTGCGATGGTTTGATTGACTCCGTTGACTCTGATAATTCCTGCCATTATATAACTACTTTTTTGTACTGATGATAGTTCATGCCATCCCAATTAGGGTAGCTACGCAGTAATCCCTCCCTTCCTTGTCCTTCCATCTTCTTGCCTCTGTTCTCATAACTCCAAGCCACTAAGGTCAAAATATCGGTCTCTAAATCAGCAGGGCAGTCACCGTAACCACTTGTGTATGTCACCTCGTAGTCTCCAGGTGAATAAAGCCACAGCTTACCCCCAATAAACTCGTAGTGCGTATTTTTAGTTAAGGTATCGTAAGTATTTATAGCTGCTTTAAGTCTAACCAAATCCACACATACCACCGGCCCATAAGGAAGGTCGACCACATAGGTAGGATTCATTGGCTGCCCGTAAACATTAATCAGCACCTTCATGCTCTTATTGACTAAATTCACGCTAGCCAATTTCTCTATGTGCTTTCTCGCAGATGTTATAAGCTCTGCAATCAGATTGTCATCCTCCGTATAAGCTGTATCAAGCCTCAGCCAATTCCTTGCATCTGTGATAGATACAGGCTCGACTGATGAATCCGCTATAACCGATATGCTATTGACCAATATACTCATGTTCAATGTTTGTAGCTGTAAACTTTTTCTTTGAGCCATAGCTCAAACTTATCAAGTGTTTCTCTCGGATCATGCTCTCTTGATCGTGCTTTTGCTTTTTTTGATGCCGTAAAGTACGTCTTTTCGTCATCCAACTTTGCAATTGCTTCAACCCATTCCTTAACATCATTCCTATTTTTAATATAAATTCCTGCATTCCCGCAGTTCTCTTTCAATCCTTCAGCCTGACTGCTTATCACCGGAATCCCACTACACATCGCCTCTGTCGCAGTCCTGCCCCAGCTCTCGTACTCAGATGGCATCAGCAGCGTTCTTGTCTGCTTATAAACATCTAATATGTCAACAGAGTTAGCAACATACTTTAAATTAGGCAGATTACTGGTTACTTGCTCGTCATATGACCCAAGAACACCCATAAACTGCTTATGTGGCATCGCTCTAGCTATCTCTGTAAATATCTTTCCACCCTTATTCTCGTTCACATTTATCAAAGTCACATACTGACTTTTCATCGTATTGACCTTAGTATCATAATGCCTCCAATCAACTGGAGGAGTCATTATCATATTGTCCCACTTATAATTTAACTTATCCTTTGCCCACTGCGAATTGTAAACAACATATTGAGTCTTCTCCGCATCCGCAATCTCTGGATATAAGTGTGTGTTATGTATAAAATGCACAACCGGCTTTTTATACATCGCAGCCATGTGAATACTCCATCTCGTATAGTCAAGATGAGTAAAAATGACATTCGCCCAGTTATACAACCCTTCTACAACATTTGGATTTGGAGGAAATACATCCACCCCATCAAAAACGTAATTAGAAGTTATCTTGTAATGATTAGCTTGGTTTAGAAGAACTCTAACGTTATGTCCTTTTTGTTGCAAGCTTTTCAATACTTGGTGCATCATTGCTTCCGCACCGCAGTTGTGGTTTGGATGATACAAGTGGATAGATGCGACTATATTCATAAGTAGTTATAGTTTACATAATACCCGTATTCGCTATTCCGAAATAGGCCTCGCATCATAGGGTACCTGTCAGTAAAGTTTTCAACAGTCAAATCATCCTGCAAATGTGTTTCGTACACATTGCCTCCAACAGCACCTTGCGGCATCCTATACGGCACCGCAGCCATGCAGTAGATATTCTTATCTGTTATATCAAAGAGCAGTTTTTGAGCATCATCAACGCTCATATGCTCTAACACATCCCCAAGGATGATGTAGTCGTAATAAGCGTAGTCGAACTCTAGGACATTGCCTATAAATACGTTCCGGTATATCCTATCAAGCAGAAATTGTGACCGGTAAGGCTGATGAATCTCTATGCAGTCAATGAACTTAAAGTCTTGATTCAGCAGATTACCATACGTTCCCGCACCTGGCCCTACATCTAATATCTCAATGTCTATCTTGAAATTGTCAAATAGATGGTTGAAATACTCTTGTTTAAAATATCCGTAGCTGTATGGCATAAAAAAAGTGGGGAGAGCTGTCCCTCCTCTCCCCGTTTATTTTTAGATTGCTCCGTAAATAGCAGCTGTGGGCTGATATTGCAACAACTCGCAACGTGCTTCGCAACGGAAGGTAATCAGGTTCTTAATAAAGTCATCCTGATCGAACTCAGTTGAACGAACTGCAAGTCCAGATTGCTGAGCAATGGCGTACTGAGAAGTATCCATCACATAAATCTTAGAAGCTGTAACCAAGCTATGAGGTATTACTGGGATACCTACGATACGAACGTTACCATTGTTGTCAATTGTCATTCCACCAGGTACTGAGTAATCAGATGGCTTAGTCTTCAGAAGACCGGCCCAACCTGCATGAGTTGTCAAAGCGAGGTTAGCAGTCCAGTTAAGGGCACCAAGCTGTGCAACGTAATCGATGAACTTCTCGGCAGTATTTGCACCAGAAGAAACACCTGCAGTTGCACCAGCTGCGATAGCGTTAAGATAGTAAGTATCTTCAGCTTTCTGGAAGTCCTCGATGAGTGACTGCTGCAAGTAAGCTTGCAAGAAAGGCAGATCATCAATCATCTGACGAGATACCTTAGCATAACCAGCGATGAATGACAAGGCAGTGTTTACAACTGTTACGTCATAATCAACCTGTGGCTTTGCAGAACCTTCAGTTTGCTTACCGAAAGAACCTTCACCTACTGGAGTGTTACCCCTTGGGAAGCTTACTGAACCCGTAGAAACCGGAACAATGTTGAACACTGAACGCAGGTGTGGGTTCACATATGCTCTCATGTATGGGTTGTCTACATATGAAGTGTAAACAGAACCAGTGAGGTTGTTACCGATGGTCATTGTACCAACAGCTTTCAGATCGAGGTCATAAGCGAAACCCTTACCATTGGTGCGAGAAGCTTCTTTAATTTGACCATAACCCTTCTCAATGCCATTAGCTATTTCAGACTTAATAGAATTGATGTGGTCAGCGTAAGACAAAGAAACACGGCTTTCCTCTTTAGCAGCAATCTTACCGAATGCGGCCTTAGCTTCCTTAACTTGCTCAAGAGCCTCAAGAGCAGTCTTGTTAGCCTTAACCATCTCTTCGTTGATTTGCTCAACTTTGCTTTCGAAGGACTTTGCAGCCTTCTCGGTAGCAGCAGCTACCTCTTGTTTTTGCTCGTTCATTTTAAGTTCCAGAGCAGCTTGGAACTCTTTCAAATTTTCCATTTGTTGATTTTAAAACTGTTTGAGAATAGATATTAAACTTTTCTCAAGCATCTCGTCAACTTTTGGCTGCTCCGGCTCATTTACTGTTGCCTTCGTGCTACTTAATCTCTCGACCGCTTGTGCTAATTGCCTAATTTTGATTACACACAAATCGATTACATTATCAGATGCATCGGTATTGCGTATAAACTTTTCAAAAATACGAATTTCTTGCTTAAGTTCGTTTATGTCCATTTCTGACTTAAACCCAAGGAATGGCGTGTCCATATTTGCACCCCAAGCTGTCAGGGAAGACCCCTCGAACAACTTGACATCTTTAATCTCGTTACCCATAGCTCCCTTGTTCTCTGTGAGTGTATTGAAGCCAATACTATGTTCTGTTATTATCCCGCCTTCAGCCATCTTTATAAAGTCCATACCAAAGGTAGTCTTTACTAATTCACTCTCGTAATACAGGCCGTAGCTATCCTCTTTCAAAACTGTTATCCTTCCAAGAGGTTGATCAGGTCTGTGGTTCATCAGGTGCTTAATTCTCTGCTTGCCTTCCGGCCCCCAATCAGCAATGCTACGCTTAAATGCCCCTGGCATCATTATATCCCCATCGCTGTCTACATTGCCAAACTTAGAGAAATAACCACTCACGGTCATTTTCTTGCTATCTACATCTTTAAACTCAAGCCTTGCAGCCTTATATGTGTAAATCATACTCTTATTTTTGTTATCTATTTGGTTCAATTTCCTTTGTGCCCATTCTACTCCTGCTGAACCGCCCCAACCAAGCCAAGCCACATGACCATTGTCACGCCAAGGTGTATCTTTAAACTCAGGTGCTACTTCAGCGTTTTGCCTATGCCTCTCAAAAGCAGCCATTTTAGCTATCGTGTCACGGCTTAAACGCTCTTTATTGGCTAATTGGTTAGCACGATTCCAGCCTACGGCAGTCATCCCCCGTACTTCATCACCATATTCTTCCCTCCATTTCAGAACCCTCTTTGCATTATTCGTTGCAGCCTCTGGGTAATCGTTATATGTTTCGGCTTTCTCCTCATTTGCTAAGTACTCAGAATAGGCTCTTGCCGCATTCGCCTCTGAAGAAAAAACACATTCCCCATCCCCAATCCTCCATTTGCCGTTATCGCATCTTGTAATTGGCATATTTTACAATTTCATTATTAATCTACCATTCGCATCCCTACTCGGCACATACGCCACTGTACACCTGCAATTTATCAGAAAGCCTTTAGGTGCTTTTGGATCACCAGGCATATCTGCCAACACCACCCGACCTAACTTGTCAAAGCTCTGGAATGGTTCATCAAGTGGTCTGACTTGCCCATCCATATCCCAATGGTCATACTGGTCTTTAGGTATCCTCCTCGTTCTCGCATCCCGCATACTCACCCACATTTTGTCCACTTGGAACTGATGCTCTGTGGCCCCCATAGACACGCTGTAATTGCTAGCCCTCATGACCTCTGTCCTGATTATCATCCTTGCCCTCATCCTCGCATATTCGCCCATCTCCTTGCTTACAATAAGATTCACGATGTCATCCACACTTGCTCCAACGGCCATCGCAGCAGTTACAAGGCTGATAAGTTTCTTTTTAGTCGTTTGCGTTATAAAAGCAACGATGTAAAAGCCATATTGAGCCAGATAACGCATAATCTCAGCAAGAAACGTACTATTCAGCTTAAAGGGATTATACGCTTTCCTGCTCTCTATTCCCACCGCCCTATACGCACTATTGCTAAACTGCACCGCCACCTCTCTATACATATCACTCATCACCGCCATTATCTTAGTATCCCACACCACCGCTCCCAACCCACTCATCGCTGCACTTGGCCCATCACGCTTAACACTCTTGGCAAAAGTATCGAACTCCTTCAGCAACACCTCGGTCATTATGGGCGTATACTTACGCTCCACCACTCTCCGCATCCGCTCCATCTTGAGCCAATATTCGCTGCGCTGCATTGCGTTCATCTAATAGTCTTAATTTATAACTCTGCCTCACCTCTGCCCTAGTCATCATCTCTGTCCTACACGTCCTCTCCGTTGGGATCTTCGGAAATCTCGTCATCACGATCGCCCATATCTCGCTGTCCGTTGTTTGTGCTGTT